GTGCGGGGCTGGCCGTGGCCGGCAGCCGGTAAGCCCCTGTTCACGCAGGAGGACACCGACTACGCGCTGGCTCTCGATGAGCTGGAGCAGGCGGAGGCGGCGGAAAGGTGTCCGTCCTGCGGGCTACCGGTCACTGAGTGCGGCAACCCGGACAACCAGTTCCGGTTCGGCGCCGAGAGCCGGCGCTGCCACGCCACCTACGCGATCGCCGCCGCCCAGGCGAAGGACCGCGACACCGACGAGATCTCGGCCCGCTCCACCGTCTGGTCGGCCGGCCTCACGCCACCGAAGACCTGAGACCAGCGGGGGGTGATTCGTCGTGTCCTCCCCCGTCCGCTCGGTCGTGGTCCGGCTCGCGATGGACCCCTCCTCCTACGTCTCCGGCGCGGCCCGGGCGGAGAGGTCCACGCTCGCGCTGGACGCGGCCACCTCCAAGGTGGGGCCGCACGCGGCCACGAGCATGGAGCAGGCCGCCGCCGGGGCCGGCAAGGCTGAGGGTGCGCTCGGCAAGCTGAACAAGTCGGCCGGCACGCTGGGGTTCACCCTCGGTGGGCTCGCCGGCGTCGGCGCCGCCGTCGCGGCCGGGTTGTCGGTGAAGTGGGCTGGGGACTACCAGTCCGCGCTCACCCGGCTCGTGACGACGGCTGGTGAGTCGCAGAAGAACATCGCCGCCGTCGGCCAGGGCATGCTCGACATGGCCGGCCAGGTCGGCATCGGCGCGCAGGAACTCGCGCACGGCATGTACACCGTGGAGTCCTCCGGGATCCACGGCGCCGCCGCCCTCGGCGTGCTGAAGGCCGGCGCGCAGGGCGCGAAGCAGGAGAACGCCGACCTCTCCAAGGTGCTCGACGCGGTCACCACCGCGCTGCACGACTACAACCTCCCCGCGTCCGACGCCGCCCGGGTCACCTCGCAGCTGATCACCGCCGTCAGCCACGGCAAAACGTCGTTCGACGAGCTCACCGGGGCCATGCACTCGGTCACCCCGCTCGCCGCGGCGCTCGGCGTCCCGCTCGCCGACATCGCCGGCACCCTCTCGGCGATGACCGCCTCCGGCGAGTCAGCCGACCAGGCCGCCCAGAACATGGCCGACGCCCTGCGGCACATGCAGAACCCGACGGCGACGATGACCGCCGAGCTCGCGCAACTGGGGATCAACTCCGCCGAGCTCGGACCGATGCTCGGCAAGAAGGGCCTCGCCGGCACCATCCAGACGATCGCGCAGGCGATCGTGCAGCACCTCGACCCGGCGACGAAGCAGGTCCTCCTCCCCGCGCTCAACAAGAGCAAGACGGCGGCGCAGGACCTGCAGATCATGCTCGGCTCGATGCCGCCGACCCTGGCGAAGATGTCCAAGGGGCTCCTCGACGGGTCGGTGTCGATCTCCGACTACCAGAAGGCGGCCAAGGGCCTCAGCGGCCAGCAGGGCGCCATGGGCCTGCAGTTCCTGTCGCTGGTCAAGAGCAGCCAGGGCTTCTCGAACATCCTCAAGGCCGGCGGCCCGGCGGCGCAGACCTACACCGCCGCCCTGCAGAAGGCCATGGGCACCAGCGCCGGGCTCACCGTCGCGCTGCAGGTGACCGGGGAGCACGCCGCGGCCACCAACGCCGCGATCAAGGACATCGGCAAGGCCGCCGGCGACACGGCGGGCAACATCAAGGGCTGGGACGAGGTTCAGTCGAACTTCAACCAGCGTCTCGCCCAGGTCGAGGCGGGCGCGAAGTCGCTGGCGATCGAGGCCGGACAGCGGCTTTTGCCCGCCCTGACCGGCGTGCTCGGCTACGTCGAGGACCACGGCCCGGCCGCCATGCACGATCTCGGCGCCGCCTTCCACGCCGCCGAGGTGGCGGCGAAGCCCCTGATCGACGCGGGCGGCGGCATCCTGCACGTCTTCCAGGAGCTCCCGGCGCCCATCAAGGACGTCGTCGTCGGGCTGGTCGCGCTGAAGGCAGCCTCCTCCATGGGATGGCTGGAGGGGCTCGCCACCGGCGGCGGCAAGGTCAAGGCCGCCTTCGCCGGCATGCGCGAGGAGATGGCCCTCCAGCAGTCCCTGTTCGCGATGAACGCCCGCTCCGCCGCCGGTGCGGGCACCCAGGTGCGCACCCTGGCGCAGGAGATGGAGTCCCTGTCGGCCTCGGCCACCCGCTCCGGCGGCAGCCTCGGCACGTTCGGGTCGGTCAAGGCGGCGGCCGCGGTCAAGGGCATGTCGGCGCTGAAGTCCGCCGGGTCCGGCGTGGTCGGCCTCTTCGGTGGCCCGTGGGGCATCGCGCTCACCGGCGCGGCTCTGACGGTGGGTGAGTTCGCGTCGGCGCTGGGCGCCGGGCAGCAGCGCATCGACGGCTACGCCACGTCCCTGTTCGGCCTGTACAAGCAGCAGGACCTCGGCGGGCAGAGCGCGGTCGACGCGTCGAAAAAGCTCGACGACTACCAGAAGAAGATCGACGACGCGCAGAAGGCGCTCAACGACGCCACGGCCGCCACGCACTCCTACGGCGAGGCGAGCTACGGGTCGGCGCTGGGCACCACCTTCGCCGGCCAGAGCCTGGACGAACTGCGCGCGGGCCTGGCGAAGGCCAAGGACCAGATGAGCTCGTACCACGCGAGTCTCAGCCTGATGGACACCGCGCAGATCGGGGTCACCCGCGCGGAGAACGCCCTCGCGCTGGTGATGAAGCAGAACCCGGGCAACTCGACGGCCGTCGCCGACGCCGCAGCGAAGGTCCGGGCCGCCCGGGCGAACCTCACCACGGTCACCGACACCCTGACCGGGGCGGAGAAGTCGCACCTGCAGGTGATGCAGCAGGAAGCCAACGCCGCGCTGGCGGCGGCGAACTCCCAGCTCGCCGCCCAGCAGGCGCAGATCCAGCTGTCCCAGGCGATCGCCCAGTACAACCAGGACGCCCACGACGGTCAGCACTCCACCGCTGAGCTGCGCCAGGAGCAGCTGTCCCTGGCGCAGTCGGCGATCGCCGCCGCGCAAGCCGCCGGCCAGGCGGCCGCCGATCAGGCAACCGCGAACGGGGCCACCGACACCGCCACGATCGCGCAGAAGGCCCAGCTCGACTCGCTGCGCAAGGTCGCCGACCAGATGGTCGGCCCGGGCCGGGACGCGATCCTCGCCCAGATCAAGATCCTGGAGCACGCCACCACGGCGACCAACCTCACCCAGGAGGCGATGACCAACCTCGGCCTCACCGTCGACGGTCTGCCGGACGGTCACCTGATCACGATCGACGCGCCGACGGCGAAGCAGGAGAAGGCGCTCCACGACCTGGGCTACATGACGATCCACCTGCCCAACGGCAAGGTGATCGTCTCGGCCGACACCCATCCGGCGCTGAAGGAGATCCAGGACCTCATCCAGACGGCCAGGACTCAGTCGATCCTGATCCGGGCCAGCGTGTCGACCCCCAACTACGGGCCGACGCAACGGCCCGGGGCGGCGATCGGCGGGCTGATCCACCCGTTCGCAGACGGCGGCTGGTACACGCCGATGTCGGGCCGGGTCGCAGACATCGTGGCGCCTCAGACGTACCGGCTGATCGGTGACCGGGTCGTCGGCGACGAGGCGTTCATCCCCATCAACGGGTCTCCGCGGTCGCAGCAGATCCTCGCCAAAACGGCCGGCCGGATGGGCTACGGGCTGACCGCCGGGCAGGCGGCCCCCGTGCGCACCCGCGAACTGGTCGGCGCCGGCGGCGGTGGGGGAGCGGCGGCGATCGACTACCGGCAGCTGGCGGCCGCGGTCGCCGCGGCCATCCCCGACCGGCCAACCGTCAGCGTCGGCACCTGGAAGAGCGAATCCGGTCAGACGCCGTACGAGAACGCCGAGGCGCTCGCCTTCATCTCCCGCACCAGAAGCTGAGAGGGGCATGGGGCGATGGCCGACACCGAGATCACCTGGCGCGGCCTGACCCTCGGCGGGGACAGCCCGTACATCGTGCAGTCGATCAGCGGCTGGGATGACCTGCCGGACACGAACGACCTCTCCCAGCCGCGTACCCGCGGCGACGGTGACCACGTCGGGGACCTGTTCTCACAGGCCCGGATCGTCACCGTCAACGGGAAGATCGCCGATCTGGCCGACCGGGACCAACTGGCGCAGGCGCTCAAGCGGGTGACCACGGTCCGCAGCGACCTCTACGACCTGACGATCGAGACGCTCGGCCAGGCGCTGACGTCGCAGGCGCGGGTGCTGCGTCGCGCACTGCCCGTGGGTGAGGGCTACGCGCTCGGCGAGGTGCCGTTCTCGCTGCAGTTCCGCTGCCCGGACCCGCTGCGCTACGGCCCGGAGCAGACCACGTCGACCGGGCTGCCGGCCGCCGGCGGTGGCCTGGCGTGGCCGCTGTTCGCCGGCGGGGTCCTCGACTGGGGGGCGGCCGGCACCCCGGGCCAGGTCACGCTCACCAACGACGGCACCGACGACGTCGGCTTCACCTTCGACGTCGTCGCCGGCACGACCTACGGCCTGCAGCAGGGCTGGGAGGTCTCCGCAGCCGGCCAGCGGATCACCTACCCGACCGCGGTGCCCGCGGGGCAGACCATCACCGTCGACACCGCCGCCGGCACCGTGTTCGCGGAGGGCACTGCCGACCGGCGCGGCGAACTCACCAACGCCGACTGGCTGCTGATCCCCGCCGCCGACCCGGACACCGGTCTGCCCGGCCAGCTGACTCTGCAGTTCACCTCGCTCGGCGGCACCTACGACCCGGGCAGTCGGCTGGTGCCGCGGTGGAAGGCGGCTTCTGAGTGACGACCAGGGTCCTGTTCGGCGATCTGCGCACCGGCCGCATCTTCGGCGAGATCGACGTCACCGGCAGCAGCTGGGCGCAAACCCTCAACGCGGCCGGCTCGATCGACCAGGTCGTCGTCCCCGACGACGTCATCGCCCGGCTCGCGCTGCGGCGCACCGCGCAGGCGGCGCGGTCGTTCCTGGCCGTCGAGCTCGACGACTGGGTGCAGGAGGCCGGCCCGATCTGGTCCCGCAGCTACGACTGGGTCCAGGGGCAGCTGACGCTCGGCGCCGCCGGGCTGTGGAGCCTGTTCGACCACCGCAAGGTCATCCCGGTGCTGGCGGCCGGGCAGAAGGTGCAGTCGGTGAAGACCGTCCTGACCGGCGCCGACCTCGGCGAGATCGCCCGCGCCCTCGTCGCGCAGGCCATCTCCTGGACCGGCGGGAACCTGCCCCTCGTCCTACCCGCCGCGCGGCCCGGGTCCACGAACACCGAGACCTTCCTGGGGTGGCAGCTGCTCACCCTCTCCGACCAGCTCACCCAGCTGACCCAGCGGGCGGCCGCCGCTCCGGACATCCGCTTCCAGCCCCAGCGGAACCCGTCCGACGGTCGGTTCATGCAGTGGGTGATGCAGACCGGCACCGGCGCCGCACCCCAGCTGTCCCAGGTCGGCGACGACTGGGTGTTCGACACCACCGCCCCGCGCGGCCCGGTGCTCGGCATCGCCACCGACGAGGAAGGCACCGCGATGGGCTCCCGGGGCTGGACCACCGGCAACGGCACCGACGAGGACACGATCATCGGTACCGCCTACGACTCCACCCTCGTCGACGCTGGCTGGCCGCTGCTCGAGCAGGAGAACCAGCACTCGGAGGTCGAGGTGCAGGCCACCGTCGACGGCTACGCCGCCCAGCTGGTGGGCCGCGCCGCCCGGCCGGTCGAGGTGTGGAAGGTGACCGTGACCGCGGCCGCAGCCCGGGAGGTGCTGGCCGGCGACTACGCCCAGGTGGTCACGAAGAACCATCCCTGGCTGGGCAGCGGCACGACCCGGATGAGGGTGCAGAAGAAGAGCGGCGACCTCACGGACAGGGTGGTTCTCGACATGTACCCCCTGCAGCCGGCGGTCTCGTAGTGGCGCAGGAAGCGAAGGTCCCCGCCAGCTTCTGGGCCACCGTGCAGAAGAAGATCGACGACTCGGTCGCGAAGTTCGCACGCTCAGGATTCCTGCGGAACGCCTCGATCTCCGACGGCGGCCTGACCATCAAGGGCGGGTTCCTGCAGCTGATCGACAAGGTCCTGGGCGTCTCCCTCTTCTACGTCGGCCCTGTGTCGCCGAACAAGGCCGATGGCACCCCGCAGCAGGGCTGGATCGTGCGCCGCGCCGACGGCACGATCGTGCTGCAGCTCTTCGACGCCTTCCCCACCGACATGGGTGGGGCGCTCAACCAGGCACTGAACTGGCGCGACCGCGCCGGCAACGTCGTCCTGGCCGACGACACCAACGGCGGCGTCGGACTCGCCCGGCCTCACCTGGCCAGCGCTTTCTATCCGACCCGCACCCAGGACTTCCTCAAGTCGACCGCGGCCGCGTTCGAGACGGTCCTTCGGGCCCGGGTGGAGAAGCAGCAGCCCAAGCTCTACGTCGAAGCCTGGGGCTGGGCCGACGCGTCAGGCACCACCGGGCAGATCCAGGTGCTCGTCAACGGCGTCGCACTCGGCACGGCGCAGTCGGTGAACAACACCGCCGTCGGGCTGTTCACGTTCGGGCCCGCCACGGTCGCCGGCAACTTCAGCGACACCCTCAACGTCGAGATCCAGGTCAAGCGGACCGCGGGCACGGGCAACGTGCTCGCCGCGGCCTCGATGGTGCAGGGGACGCAGACCTAGCCGCCGGGCGGCACGTAGCCGACCTCACCGGGCAGCTTCTGCACCGGGATCGGCTTCAGCGGCGCGTAGGTGACGCCGTTCGAGTCGACGAAGCCGCCCGAGTCACTGCTGGGCGCGGCCGGCGCCGGGGCTGCCGTCGTCGACACGGCAGTCGTCGTGTCGGTAGTCACCTGCTGGACAGGCGCGGGGGCCGGGTCGGAGGAAGTCACAGCGGCAACGGTATCGGCCGACGGTGACGCGGGCGGCTGCTCCGACGAGCTCGCCACCGGAGCATCCGACGTCGACGCAGGAGCGGACGTCGTCACCGGCGAGGAGTCCGACGTCGTCGTGGTGACCGTCTGCCCGACCGCCATGCCGGCACCTACCGCGACCCCGGTCGCGAGGAGCGCGCCGCCGATCGAGGCGAGCACGACCTTCTTCCGCACCACAGACAGCACCTTGCGCATGCCCTCTTTATCGGCACTGGCCGGTCCGAACTCAAGCCGACACGCCCATGTGTCACCCAAACGTGAAGGAGACCCATGACCGGCCTGCAGAGCCTCGCCGTCGGCGGCGGCGTCACAGCCCCCCGCGACGGCCGGCACGCCACCGGCGCCCTGCTCGCCGTCCAGGGCCCGACCGACCTCGACATCCGCACCGGCGTGATGTGGGGTCCCGGGAGTACCGCGCTGGTCACCGGCACCTCGGCGACCGGTCCGATGACCGTGCAGATCGGCGTGCACCACGCGGTCACCTCCCGCGGCACGGCCAACGGCCCCTACGTCGGGCCCACCCTCGACGCAGCCACCACGGTGAACATCGGCGCGGCGCCGGCGAGCGGGCAGTCGCGTATCGACGTCGTCTACGTCAAGCAGCAGGACGGCAACTCCGGCGTCCCCTCCCCTGACGTGACCACCGCACCCTTGTACGGGGTGCTCGCCGGCGCGGCCGCCACCACGGGCCTTCAGGTGAAGCCGGACCTGACGACGATCGTCGGCGCCGAAGAGCTGGCCACCGTCCAGGTGGCGGCCGGGGCGACCGCGACCAACGGCTCCGGTGTCACGATCACGAACACCGCCAAGCCCACGGTGGCCCGCGGCGCCCGCGTTCCGGTGCGCACCCAGGCCTCCCGTGACGCGCTGACTGCCTTTCCCGGCCTCGAGGTGTACCGGCTGGACACCGGGCAGGTGCAGCTGTGCACCTCCATCGGCCCGACCGTCTGGGAAACCCTCTTCGACGGCGCCGGCGCCGGCTACAACAAGCGGCAGCGCGCCTGGGTGTTCTCCCGCACCTCCGCGAACGCCTCGGACGCTCTGACCCCGGTCAACACGATGGTGTCGACGGTCAGCGGCACCATCGTCGGGGCTTCGGCCGGCGACTACCACATCGAGTGCCGGCAGGTGATCAGCAATCTGACGAGCCAGGCGGGCTTCACGCGGATCACCGCCAACGGGACAACCGTGAACGCCGGGCCGCTGGACCCCCGCGCGGACACCATCAACACCTCACGGCTCACCTTCTTCCAGTCGGCCACCTACCAGCACACCGGCGGTGACCTGACCATCGCCGGCCTCTACCAGGGCGCCGCGGACACCCCCTCCGTCTGGAAGCAGGGCACCGAGCTCGTCATCACCTACCTCGGCCCGCGCTGATGACTCTCCTGTTCCCGGGCGCCCTCTGGGTGCCGGTGCCCGGGCAGCAGAACCGTCCCCGGCGGCGCACGGGCCGCGGCGTCGGCCTGCACGTGGCGGCCTACCTCGGCCCGTCCATCGAGAAGATCGACGAGGGCACCGGCAACGACAGCCACCTGTACGTCCGCCGAGACGGCAGCGTCGAGCAGAACGTGGACCTCGACCGCGTCTCCTACGCCATGGTCGACGGCAACGCCACGCTGATCACGGTCGAGACGGAGGGCGGGGCCGACCCGGCCACTGTCAACTCCGAGCCGTGGACGCCGCAGCAGGTCGCCACCCTCGCGGAGATCTGCCGGTGGGCCCACGAGACCGAAGATGTCCCGCTCCAGGTGATGCCCGACTCCAGGCCCGCATCGAAGGGCATCGGGACGCACCGCCTCGGCATCGACCCCTACCGAGTCGCCGGCGGCGAGGTGTGGTCCACCGCTTACGGGAAGGCGTGCCCCGGCACCGCGAAGGTCGCCCAGGTCCCGGCCATCGTCGCGCTCTCTCTCAACCCCACGAAAGGCTTCCTCATGGCGCTTACCGACGCCGAGCAGACCGAGATCCGCGACACCCTGCGGGAGCTGCGCACCGTCAAGCCCCCGTACGTCAAGGGGCCGACGCAGACCTCCGCGGTGATCGGGGACATCTTCGTCCACGCCCGCCAGGCCGCCGTCTCGGCCGCCGCCTCCGCCGCCGACGCGGACGCGGTCGCGAGCGCCGTGGTCGCCAAGCTCGGCCCGGCCACCGGCGGGCTCACCGCCGCGCAGATGAGCGCCGTCGTCCGCGACGCCATCACCCAGCTCGTCGCCGACGCCGCGGCCGCGCACCCGACGACGTGAGCACCGTCGTGCCCCCGCCCCGCACCGGTCCGGACACCGACAGCGTCCCGGTGATGATCGCCCGCCTCGAGGGGAAGGTCGACGTGGCCCTCGCCCAGCACGGCGCCACGATCAGCATCCACGACGCGGACATCGCCGACCACGAGACCCGGCTCCGGGTCGTCGAGGCCAAATCCACCGTCTCTGCCCGGCAGCTGTGGGGCGCGGTCTGCTCCGCCGCCGGCCTCATCGCGCTCGCCGCCCCGTTCCTCGAGCGGCTCTACGCCCTCCACCCGTAAGGAGACCCATCCTCGTGACTGCTCTGCCCACCCCGCCGCCCGTCCACGACGGCTCCGCCGGCAACCTCCTGCAGCGCGCCGAGCCGAAGGTCAAGGCCGCCTCGCTCGCGGCCCTGCTGACGCCGCTGGCCCTCTACTACCTCTACCGGTACGTGCCGGGCATCGCCGGGCTGCCCCACGAGCTCGACGTCATCCTGGCGACGGCGGTCACGGCCGCGGCCACGTTCGCCGCCGGCTATGCCGCCCGCGCGGTGGACCGAGTCGATCTCGTGTTCGGGTCGCTGGCGTCGAAGGCGGCCGCTGCGGTGACACGCGCCGGAGATCAGACCATCGGCGCCAAGGCGACCGACGAACTGGAGTCCTACGTCCGCGAGATCGGCGGCAAGGTCGTCGGACCGGTCAAGGCGGCCGTCGTCGACGCCGTGCATGCCGTCGAGACAGCTGCCGTTTCCGGTCAGGATCCGCTGGCCGCGGCCGAAGGTGAGGCGCCGAAGGTCCTGGACTCCCTCCAGGAGGCGATCGCCGACGGCCGCGCCGAGGTGGCCCAGGTCGCCGCTCCCGCGCTCGCCGAGGTCGCCGCGGCAGCACCGGCCCTGATCGCCGACGTCGCCGCCGCCCCGAAGTCGACGGACGAGCTGATGGCCGAGCTGCGCCGGATGATCGACCAGCTCGGCGACGGGACCCCGATCGCGGACGCCTCTCAGGCCGCGGTCGTAGCGGCCCCTGCGCCCGTCGCCATCCCGGCGCCGGCGGATCCGCCGACCGCGCCGATGGCGGCCGTCACCGGCTGAGAAGCGGTTCCTGTCGTACCGGTGCTGCACACTGATCGGGTTCCGTGAAGTGAGCGTGCCAGTAGGTCGGGAATGGTCCCCCGAGATCGAAGAGCCCCCGAGCCGCATTCGTGCGGTTCGGGGGCTCTTTGTCGTTTCCGGAACGAATGGGAGTCTCAACGCGGCCAGGGGCTGCCGATACGGGAGGCATGATGCGTCGCTCGCTGAAAGTCGTCTGCGCCGCCGTTGCTCTGGCCGGCTTGCTGGCCGGCTGCGGAGGAGCTGGGCAGCCGGCGAGCGGCGGCGCATGGGCGGCCGAGCGGACGCAACGGAGCGCTGCGAACGCGTCTCTGAGCGCCGAACTCGATCCCGCCCGGCACGTCGACGGGGGCTATTCGTACTGCGTCGAGCAGGCGAGTCGCCAGCTGAAGGCGCCCGCGACAGCGGAGTTCTCCTCGAAAGCCGAATCCCACCCGACGATCAACGGATCGCACATGGTGTTCAGCGGCACGGTCGACGCGCAGAACAGCTTCGGGGCCCTCCTGCGCTCCACGTGGGACTGCGACATCACCTGGATGGGCGGGAACACCTACGTCGGGCAGGCCGTCGTTCACGAGGGCCAATGACGATCGTGTCCGGTTAGAAGTTGAGTCCGGGCCGTCGTCTGCCGACGTTATGGTCTGTGGTGATGACCGAGCAGCTGTCGCGCGCGATCGCCGCGCAGGTGCAACGGCTCATGACCGAGCGCGGTGTCAGCGCCTACGCCCTCTCCAAGCAGACCGGCATTCCGCAATCGTCGCTGAGCCGCAAGTTCAACGGGCCCGCGGCCTTCGACTTCGACGACGTGCAAGCGATCGCTGCGGCACTGGGCATTGACGTCACCAGCCTGGTGGCAGCCGCCGAACACGGGACCACTCCCCCGCCGGGGTGAGACTACTCCCATTTTCGGGTACAGCTCTGAGGGAGTCGTGCCGAAAATGGAAGTATGAGCATCCGAACCCTCGCCCCGCGGACCACCGCGGCCATGCTGCGTAAGGCCGACGCCTCGCGCCGTGGCGTGGTCGTCCGTTACCTCGACACCGACGTCGTCGCTCCGCTGTCCGAGCTCACCGACGTCCTGGCCGACGACCCCGACATCGATGTCCTCGTCACCAGCCACCAGCTCACCTGGTGGCTGTCCCGGGCCGGCGGCGACTACGCGACCGCCGCCCGCCTGATCAACGCCTCCCTCCGGGAGCTGCACGAGCTCGAGCTGGCCGCCGAGGCCCGGCTGGCGGTGGCGGCATGACCGCCCCCGTTCCGGCCATCGTCGGCGAGCAGCTCACCTCCCTCGGCCGGCACCGCGCCGAGCGCCGGGCCGAGCGGATCCGCGACAACCTCGGTGGCGCCGCCGCCGAGCTGCGGGCCGCCCGTGAGGAGGGCGACTGGATCGAGCTCGGCTACCCCAGCCACGGCGCCTACGTGCTGGACCGCTTCGGCGACGTACTCGAGGACCTCAAGCTGGCGACCGAGGACCGGGACGCCGTCGTCGACGCGATGCGGACCGACGGTGCGAGCTACAAGAAGATCGAGCGACGGCTCGGCGTCTCGGCCGGCACGGTGCGCAACATCCTCGACCGGGTCGGCGACCACGCACCCGAGAAGATCGTCGGCGACGACGGCCGTACCCGCTCCGCGCGGGCCTCCCAGCCCGCAGTTTCCGGGGGTGACGGAACACCCGCCCGTCCGCTGGCAGCGGGCATCGGCCGCGACAACCACACCGTCAGGGTCGTGAGCGCCGCGGGCCCGGTAGGGCTGACCGTCCACGAGCTCTGCAGGCGGGGCCGGATGAAGCAGGGGGCGGCGTCCGCGTCCCTCTCGCGGGTCGACCGGGCCGGCCGGCTGGTGCGCACGACCGTCTACCGGGATGGCTGCGCGGTCTACGTGGCGCCGGAGTTCGTCGTCCGGGCGTTGTGACGACCCGAAACTGTCACAGGCCCGTCCTACGCTGTGCCCGTCGTCGGCGGCGGCGGCACGCACCACCCGAGCGCCCCATCCCCGTTGCTCTCCGGGGATGGGGCCCTCTTGGTGTTTCAGGCGACGATGCGCAGCCGGCTGACGACGTCGACGACGCTGGCGATTGGCGCCTGGCGGCCGCCGACGCGGGGGAGGCCCATGATCGCCGCCCGGGCCTCGGCGTCGTCGACGAACGTGTACAGCGCCGTGGTGGCGGGGGAGTCGTGGCGGAGCAGCTCCTGGGCGATCCGCATGTTGCCGCCGGCGGCGCGCAGGACCTCGGTGCCGTACCAGTGACGCAGCTGGTGCGCGGTGGCGCTCACCTCCGCGCGCTTCATCAGCTTGCTGATCACCGTGCACACGCTCTTGGCGGCAATCGGCTGGCCGGGCAGCGTGTAGGAGGGGAACCAGTACCCGTACCGCGGGAAGTCCAGGGCGATCGCGGCGACGTCGGGATGCAGCGGCAGCCGGGCCGGCTTGCTGCCCTTGCCGACGACGTAGAGGAACTGGCCCTCGATGTGCTCGCCGCGGAACTTCGCGATCTCGTGCACCCGCAGGCCCTGGTACGCGCCGAGATACAGCATCGCCTCCGTCCGGCGGCGGTTGCACCGGGCCAGCACGCGCTCGAGCTGCTCGGTCAGGACCGGCCGCGGGTACCTCTTCACCGCCTTCGGCTTGTGCAGCCGGTCGACCGGGTTATCCGTCCGGTAGTCCATGGCCAGCAGCCAGGAGAACCAGGCGTCGAGGTCGGCGTAGTTCACCGAGCGGGTGCCGGGGGCGATCCGCTGGCCGGGAGCCACCTCGCGGCCGAGGAAGGCGGCCAGCGCCTTCCAGTCGGCCAGACACGCGTCGACGCCGGCGAACCGGCCGAAGAACCCGATCAAGCTCACGCGGTTGTGCACCGTGCGCTCGCTCATGCCGGCGGCACGCATCCACAGCGCCCACTCCTCGAGCAGCTCGGCCGTCAGCTCACCGGGGTCCCCCATGGGCGGATCTTGATCCTGGGCGAGACCGAGTACTCCCGGAACGCCCTGTTCGGGTGACGGCGTTGCAGCGCTCACAGCCGTTCGGGTGATGCAGGGGCGCCAGCAGCACACAGGGTCACGGTGTGCCGCCAGCGCCGGTTTGTGTGGCGCCGGACCCGGACCGCTGGGTCAGCTCGGCCACAGTGGTGTCGGCGGCGAGGGCGAGCATGGCGAACAGCTCGGCGACGGGGACGGCCTTGACCGGGTAGTCGTTGTCGAACCGCATGACGGGTGCCGCCGCGATGTGCCGCTCAATCTCCGTCCGCAGCGCCTCCAGTCGTGCGTCAGCGGCTTTCCACTCGGTCTGCGCGTAGTAGGCGGCTTCGCGCTCTTCCGCCAGCGCTTCCTGGAGCGAGTCGACCACCGTCTGCCAGTCATCCGGGGCCGTCATGCCGGTACCTGAGCGCTGTCGCCAGCCGTCGCGCCGCACCGCGGTGCCGGGCGACGGATTCCGACGTCGGCCGCGACGGATGCCTGAAACAGCTCCCATGTCGTCGCGACGATGCCTGAGCCGGGAAACAGGTCGTCGAGGCTGTCGCCAGCCGTCGCGCCCACCAGGTCGAACATCCAGCGACAGAACGCCGCCGGCTTGGCCCCGATCACCCTGCTCGGCAGGGTGCGCAGTGCGGACACCCCGTGCACCAGGCCATCGACCCGTCGCGGCTCACCGGCGACGCGCGACGGAACGGGCACGTAGACGACCGGCTCCCAAGCGCTCACCGGATAGCGAGCCGTCGCGTGCGGCCGAGCGCCACGCATCCACGCTGCGACGCGCACCGGGAGGTCCTGCGCGACGGCTAGCGCCAGAACCCGGGGGAGCGCCGCGGCCGAGGTCGACATCGCCCAGCCGTCGTATGTGGCCACGCGCGACAGCAGTTCAGCGTGGTCGACCTCGCCGGCGAAGTCGGGGTGATCGCCGTAGTAGAGCCGTGACTTCCCCGGGTATGGCGGGTCGGCGTAGGCGAGCCGTCGCGGGGATCCGCTCGACGGCTCTGCTCGAGGCCTGCGCGACGCGTCGCGCTCGGCGGCCGCACCCCGCGACGCGTATCTGGAGACTCGATGCCGGGCCTGCCGGCACGGCTGCGAGCAGGTCAACGCGTCGCGTCGCGCCCGGGCGGGGATCGGCCCTCGACACCACGCACATGATCGAGCCGTCATCGGGCGTCGGCCAGCCGCTCGAGCGGCGAGGCATCGGCCCACGGAACCGGGGTCGCGCTCAGCGCCTCACCGATCAGCTCCCACTCGAGGTCCGGCCAGTACGGCTCCTGGCGGTCCGGCCGCCAGGTCGTGACGTCGACGACGACGTCGACCGGGACTCGCAGGCCGGGCATCCGACGGGCGGCGGTGGTCTTGACCGCCTCGGCCAGCGCTGCGCCCCAGGCCGTCCAGTCAGCGGTTCGCTGCTCGTCGAGGCGCCCGCCGAGCGCCAGCAGCATGGTGACGTGCTCCTCGTAGGCCTCCGTCCCGTCCGGGACCTCGTCGTAGCGGGCGTCGATCGCCGCCTCGGCGTCGTCGTAGGGCTTTCGCGCGTTGATGTCGTCGACCAGCTCGTCGACGTACAGGGTGACGGTGACCGGTTCGGTGCGGTGCTCCCAGAGGTATTCGCTGTCGTGCCCGACGGTGCCGGTGAGCAGCTGGCGGGTGAAGTCGGCCTCCCACGAGCCTGGCCGGCCGGCCAGCACCTTCTCCACGCCGCCGGCGTTGGCCGCGGCGCCGGCGAGCGCCTGGGTGACGAACTCGGCCCAGTCCTCCGGTTCGGTGCGGCCGCTGTCCTTCCAGACCGGGGTGCCCTCGGCCTCGCTGGCCGCCCGGTCCCGCTCGAGCACCGGGCGGGTCAGCCGCGCGGCCGCGGTCAGCACCCGGATCGCCTCGGCGAGCAGCTGCTCGCGCGGGCCCGCGGCGACGACGTCCTCGACGCGGACGAAGTCGGCGCTCATCGGGAGCCGGCCTGCAGTGCGCGCGCGGCGACATCGGAGACGGGCAGGCGGACGTCAACCTCGCCCCAGCCGGTTCGCTCGGCCAGGTAGCCGGCGACGGTCAGGTGTTCGACGACAGCGCGAGAGGCGCGCTCCTCCTCATCGTCGCGGAAGGTGCACACCGGGTAGACGCGAACGACTTCGCGATCGAGGACGCACTGCCCGGGCCGCGTCGGGTGCGTGGACCCGGTGACGTGGATGCCGGCGGCCCGCAGCCGACGGGTGATCGCGGCGGGGGCCAGGGCGAGGTCGGCCATCACGCGGCTGCCGACTCGAGCTCGCCGGGGACGACGGTCAGGCGGCGGGGGCGCGGCGGCCGGACGATGGTCAGGCGGCGGCGCGGGAGGAGTGGCCGAACGTCAGCGAGGTCGTCACTGTCCGTGCCGAATCGGGGAGAACTAGCGAACTTGTAATCCGCGGGTTGAGGGTTCGATCCCCTCGGGGCCCACCCAGCGTCACCGTCGGTGCCGGGATCCGGCGACGGTGGCGCCTCCCAGTTCTTCGGCAGCAGCTCCCCCGGCTCGACACCCAGCGCCCGGGCCACGAGCTCGAGGTCGTCGAGATCCATGGGCACCTGGCCGTTGATCCGCTTCCCGACCCAGAACTCGTTCCGGCCGCAGGCCTCCGCTAGTTCCCGGTTGGTGATCCCATGCGCCCGACACAGCGACCGGAGCTCGTCGGCTGCTTGAGCTGCGTACGACCGATAATCGCGAGCCGGCATGGCCTTACGGCTCTGCAGAAGTCCCATGGAGCAGAAACTAGCCCACACGGCGGGGCGAAGCATCGCCTTGTCGGGTGACTTCGGCGTGTTCTGGGGAACACGCCGAGCCACGCAGCGAGGTGACACGCCGACACCCTGGCTCGGCTAGACGGTCGCCTGCTCCTAGAGCTAGCGTCGCTAGACGTGACCCGGAACAGCAGCCCTCCAGCCGAGACCAGTGCGCAGGTGGCAGCCAACGTGAGGGCCGCGCTGGCACGGCAGAACAAGACCCGCCGCGAGCTGGCGGCGGCGCTGGGCGTCGACGAACACCGCATCGGCAAGAGGACACGCGGCCTGGTGCCGTTCTCAGTCGACGAGGTCGTCCAGGTCGCCCGGTTTCTGGGTGTCACCGTCGAGGACCTCCTCGACGTTCCAGCGGCAGGTGCGGCGTGAGCACGACGGTGGAGGTACCGGGCCGCTCTTCCCCCTGAGACGCCCCGGACCCGGCGCCCCCACGCCGGGTCCGGGTGCAGCACACCCCGTGAACAGGACAACGCCGCCCGCCACCAGGCCCCGCAGGCCTGGGACAACCAGCGGACGGCGCCGACAGAAGGCGAGCCTAATCGTGGCCAGCACCAAAACCATCCGACGTCACCGAGCCGGGGAGAACCCGGCAGGGCGTCCCGTCCAGGACCTCATCGACGCCTACATCGCCAGCGCGGTCCCGGCGCGGACGGCGGTGCCGGCATGACCGGCACCCGGCACTTCCGCGCGCTCCCCCGGACCATCCGGACAGCGAGCTTCACCCGGCCCCGGCGGCTGAGCGTCCCGGACCACCTCACCTGCCGGCAGACCGCCGGCTGCGTCCTTACGCCCGAACACAAGGGAACCTGCCTCCCCCGCCCGCGCACCACGTCCGCCGCGCCGGTGACCCGATGAGCGCGCTCGTCACCGACGCCCACTGGGCCGCGGCCGCGGACGCCGTCACCGGCGGGTCCTCGCAGGAGCGCGCGGTCGTCGAGCGGGTCGCGCAGGCGATCGCCGACGCCGAGGAGCGGGCGTACGACGCCGGCTGCCGGGACTCTCTCGACCCCGTGGCAGGTCGGCGATGACCGCCGCCGCGCCGGCGCGCGCCGACCGGGGCGTGCTGACCGCCCTGGCGATCGCCTACGGCAAGGCCGGGGTCCATGACCGGGCCACCAAGCTCGCGCACGCGTCAGCGTTCGCCGGCCGCTCGCTGACGTCGACGTCGGAGTTGACCCGCGACGAGGCCCTCGAGCTGCGGCGCCAGCTGCAGCGCGGCGGCCGGGCCCGGTGCAACCTCGACGGCCGGCTACTCAGCGACCATGACCACGCCGTCCTCGAGGAGTTCGGCCGCCAGCTCGAAGGCAGGGCCTCAGGTGAGGTCGAAGATCTCCGAACACTTCGTGCTGTCGGGCCGGTGATGGCCAACGGCGAGCCGAACCCGACCGGCACCGGCCGCTACTGCCCGCCGTCGATCTGCTGGTGCGGTGAGTGCTCGTGGTGGACGCCGGCGCCACCGGTGAACTACGCCGCGGCGATCGCCAAGCTCGCCGAGGGTGGTGAGCGTCGATGACCGCCCTGCCCGTATCGGAGTGGCGGGACAGCATCCGGCTCGACACGGCCCTGCTCGACCCGCGGAAGCTCGCCCCGCACCCGCGCAACGTGCGGCAGCACCTCGGCGACCTCGAGGGGCTGACCGCGTCCATCGCCGCCCAGGGCGTCATCGAACCGCTCACGGTCATCGCGCTCGACGACCGCAGCTACCAGATCGTGGCCGGGCATCGGCGCGCCGCGGCCGCGATCGCCGCCGGCGTCGAGCTGGTGCCGTGCGTCATCCGCCTAGACCTGTCGGTCGACGCCGCCACCGACCACGTCCAGGCCGAGCACGTGGGCGCGATGCTCGCCGAGAACCTGCAGCGCGCCGAGCTCACCGCGGTGGAGGAGGCGCGCGGCATCCAGACGATGCTCGACCTCGACGTCGACGTGAACACCGTCGTCGCGCGCACCGGCCTGGACCGCAAGCGGGTCATGAAGGCCGCCGGCGTCGCCCGCATGACGCCGTCCGCCGCGGCCGCGGTCGCCGGCGCCGGGCTCACCCTGGACCAGGCCGCGGTCGTCGCCCGATTCGAGGACAACACCGCGGCGGTCGACCAGCTGGTGCAGGCGGCGGGGGAGGGGCCGGGCCGGTTCGCCCACGCGGTCACCCGCGCGGAGCAGGACCGCGCGCTCGCCGAGGCGATCGCTTCGAAGCGCGCCGAGATGGTGGCGGCCGGCCGCACGGTGCTCGAGGAGTCGAGCCCCGCGCACCAGGTCGCTGCGCGCATCTCCGACCTGCTCCACGCCGGGCAGGTCATCGATCCGGATGGACACAGGTCCTGCCGCGGCTCGGCGGTCGCGATCCGGGGCCAGGACTACGGAACCCGGGTGGACGTCCTCGTCTACGAGGTGTGCACGGCTCCGGCCGCGAATGGTCACACCCAGCGGTGGGGGAGAGATCCCCGCGGGGGTCCGGGCGCGTCGATGTCGGACGAGGAGCTCGAGCGGCAGCGCGCCGAACGCCGCCAGGTGCTGGACAACAACAAGGCGCTGGCGGCCGCCAACGCCACCCGGCGGGCCTGGATCCGGGAGTACCTGCAGCGGGCCAAGGCGCCGAAGGAGGCCCTGCGGTTCGCGGTCGAGGAGATCGCCACCAACCCGCACGCCCTGCACTGCTGGACCGGCAGCGCCTCCCCCGTCGGCGACCACGACGCCGACGCCGCGATGGGCCTGCAGACCCCGGTCTTGCCCTGGTCGGCGACCCCCACGGAGAAGCGCACGACCCTGACCACGGGGGAGCGGGTTCCGGACGCGCGTCTCCCGCTGCAGCTGCTCGCGCACATCGCCGGTGCGATCGAGACCCGCATCGCGAAGGACTCCTGGCGCGGCACCGCCGACGAGGTCGTTCGGTGGCTGAGGTTTCTGGTCGACCAGGGCTACGAGCTCTCCGACATCGAGCAGACGATGCTCGCCCCCGCGGACGGTGCTCAGTGAGCCGCCGACACGACAGCCTTGTCGCCGGCGTCGAGCGTGAACTCCGCCTCGTCGTCATCGCCGCGCACCTCATCCTGCGATCGCGGCGGGGACCCAGGTGAGCCGCCTCCTCGACGCCGCGGTGGCTGTTGTCGATCGGCAACAGCGAGCCCTCGGCGACGCCTGCGACCGGGTCGCCGATGTCCTCGTCGACGTCGCCGAGTTGCTTCGCTGGCTCGCCATCCTCACCCGGGCCTGTCCATGAGGGCGGAAGGGCTGGGGCGGTTCGACGGCGAAGCCGGCGGCACAGCCAGAGAGCTGGTCGAGATCTCCTGCTGGGTCGACGAGGGCCTCGCCGACGGCGACCCGACAGCCGTGCTGTGGGAGCGCGTCGCGAAGGTCGCCGAGGAGGCCGGTGAGGTCATCGGTGCGCTCATCGGCATGACCGGCGGCAACCGCCGGAAGGGATGCACCCACACCGGCCAGGACGTCGTTGAGGAACTGCTCGACGTCGCCGTCGCAGCGCTCGCCGCGGTGGAGCACATGGACGGCCATGAAGGGCAGGCGCTCGCCCTCCTCGCCGACAAGGTCAGCCGGGTGCACCAGCGGGCCGGGATCCCTGAACGGAACCGCCGCGCCCTCGAAGGGGATGCGCGGCCACAGTCCCCCACTGATGCAGGGGCGGCGCTCATCACCGCCGCAGAGACGGCACCGGCTCCGGCCGGTCACGGGATAGCGGGGCCCGACGCCCAGCCGCAGGTAAGCCCGTCTCGTCCCACCTCCGGAGAGGATGGGGGGCCCGGCGCGTCGGACGCTGTGGCCGCGCCCCCCGTCACCGCCCCGGGCTCCGACGAGCAGCTCGGCCGCAAGTGCCCGAAGTGCGACGGTTGCGGACGCATCGGCACCGACGACGACGGCACGCCTTGGGCGTTCTGGGAGAACCTGCCGGTCAAGTCGGCCGCCGCAGTGGTCCTCGGCCTAGTCCGGCCGGTCACCTGCCCAACATGCGGCGGCACCGGGTCGGTGCCCCGATGAGGCAGAAGCACCACCCGACCCTGTACCGGACCGGCCGGCACGGCTGCTGGTCGACCTGCACGTGCAGCTGGACGTCGCGTCTGTGGACGACGACCGTCGGCGCGCACCTCGAGTTCGGCCAGCACCTGATCGGTCGTGACCGATGAGCGTGCTCGACGAGCTGGAGCCGGTCGAGATGGTCGCCGGCCAGGTGCCGCTGCCCCTGATGCCCGAGGAGGGGAGCCTCTTCCGGCTCAGGCCGGTCAGGCGCCCGGACGGCCGGTTCTACCGGCCTCGGAAGGCCCCGGCGGCGCTGCTGCTGTTCGGCTGCTGCGACGACGACGTCACGGCCATCACGGTGATGCGCACCCACGACATCGGCCGGGCCCGAACCCTCGCGATGCGGGCGCTGTTCGAGTACGACCCGACGCCCACGTGGGTGCTGCACCCGCCGGAGCTGCACTGGGGCCGTTGGCGTCCCGACCGGGCCACGGACGGACAGACGTGGGTCGGCTGCATCGATGGCAGAACCGGGACGCCGGCGGTCTTCTTCGACGTCGAGTGGGGTCCCTGATGAGCTGGTCACCGCCGAACGAGTGCTCCCGCTGCCACGCCGAGGTGATCTGGGCGTGGACCGAGGCCGGCAAGCGCATGCCGCTCGACCCGGCCGAGTACGCCCGGGACGACGAGCGCGCCAACGCCGCGGTCTACACCGACCACCTGCGCCGGGTGCGGGTGCGAATCCTGCGCGCCGACAGGCCACTGGAGGGCTACGAGCACCGCGGCATGCCGCACTTCGCCACCTGCTCGGTGGCCCTGGCCGAGCGCAAGTCGCGCGCCGCCCACCCCTCTTCTCGTCACCTCGGAGCGGCCATACCGCGCCTGGCTGACGACGAACTCTCTATCCGCCGCCGCCGACGCACCCAGACAGGAACACCGCAATGACGCTGTCCATCACCCATCCACTCCCGGCGGGGGAGTGGGCCCGCGATCCCGCACCGCTGCGTGAGGAGGCCTACCGCGACGGCTGGCTGCAGCGCCTCGGCGGCAGGCCGCGGTACTACCTGCGGTATCTGACCGACGTCGAGCTCGCGGCCTGGGACGCCGGCCACGCGGCCGGCAGGCGCGCGCTGGTGTTGTGCGTGCGGCCGATCGGTGAGCCCCTGCAGCCCGCCGGACTGGGGGAGGACTCTCCGCCGCCGGAGCCGGCCGGTGTTCCGTTCGTCCAGCTGGCTCCCGGCCCGCCCGCGCCGTCCTTCGACGGCTCGCAGATCTGTGCGCAGGTCGACCCGGAGCTGTTCTTCCCGAAGAACGGCGCCCGCGGGACCGAGGCCAAGAAGCTCTGCGCCGGCTGCGAGTTCCTCAACCCATGCCGTCGCTACGCGATGACCACCCGCATCGACGGCATGGCCATCGAGGGAGTCTGGGGCGGCACAACGTTCGCCGACCGTCGCCGGCTGCACGACGCAGCCGCCGGCGGTGAGCTCGAGCAGGTCGACGTCGACGTCGACGAGGACGTTGCCTCGTGAGCGTCGAGTGCTCGGCCTGGGTGTGGAAGTACTCCAAGACGACCGGCAACGACCGGCTGCTCCTCCTGGCGATCGCCGATCACGCCGGCGACGACGGTGACCACGCGTGGCCCTCGGTCAAGACACTCGCCGACAAGGCCACCTGCTCCGAACGCACGGTTCAGCGGCGCATCCAGCACCTCGAGGAGATCGGCTGCCTCACGGTCGTGCGAGGGGCCGGACAGAACGGAACCCACCGCTACCGGGTGCACATGGACGACGCGGCGAAGAAGCCGGACAAGGCCTCCAGGAAGCGCCCGGCCGCGGTGGAAAAAGCTGTGGGCAACCCCGGAGGGGGTGACAAGTTGTCACCCCCTCCGGAGGTCGGCGAGGGGGGCGACAGGTTGTCACCCGGGGTGACACAGCTCTGTCGTTCCAGGGGTGACACCTGGGTGTCACCCGAACGTCCTGAACGTCCGACTACCCCCCAACCCCCCAGCCGAGCTGGGGGGCGCCGATGCGCCCACGGGAAGACATCCGGCTGCCGCCCCTGCGGCACCAGCCCCCGCTCCGCGCTCCGAGCGGCCGCTGCCGCCGAAGCCGTCGCCGCCGCGCAGCTCGACATGCGCCGAGCCGCCGTGCAGTGGTGCGGCGATCCCGACTGCAGCCCCGAGGACCGTCGACGGGGCCGCCTCACCGACGCCGTCGCGAAATGCCCCGACTGCCACCCCGACCTCGTCGTCGGCCTGGCCCGCACGGCCGTTCCGACGCTGATCGCCGCAGGGTCCGGCCCACCGGACCCTCGCAGTAGCCGCAGACGGACAGCCGGCCGGACCGCGCCGCCGTTCTGACCTGGATGTTCCCGCCGCACACCTAGCCCGGAGGACCGCGGACCGGGCACCCTCTCTCGCCGCACCCACGCCACGCAGCGACCGGAGCCGTTCCAGGGTCCGGCCCGCCGGACCCTCGGACGGAGCACCCCAACGATGACCGCCGCCAGCTGCCCGATCGGCAAAGTGCCCTACCCGTCACCGCAGGCCGCCTTCCGCGTCCTCGCCAAGGTTCAGCGACGCACCAAGCCCCGCACCGGTCACCGCCGACACCGGCCCGGAACCGCCTACCGGTGCCCGGACTGCGGCTGCTGGCACCTCGCCTCCGCCAGGAGCCGACGATGACACCCGGACAGCGTGACGCCAGGGGCAGAAGGGTCGTCCGTTGTAGGGCTCTGCTAAACGCCGGGCATCGAGAAGGTAATGGATTTCCTGGTTTCGTAACCGCCCGCGTGGTTTCGTCGGACCGGCGCGTTTGTTGGGTATCCACAAACGACGCTCTCGCGAAACTCTCGGAGGAAACGATGCCCGGCAAGCTCGCGCAGGCGGCGTCAGCCGCCCTCGCCCAGGCCAGCGCCAAGCTCGCCGGCGACACGACACCGGGCACCCTGACGCCGCTGCCGCCGGCCTCGGCCGAGATCCCCAAGACCAGGGCCGACGCCCTCCGCAAGAAGTACCGCAGCGCCGAGCGCCGTGTCGATTCCGCGCGCGAGGCCCTCGACGCGGCGAAGGCCGACATCCTCGCCGAGATGGGCGCCGCTGAGGTCCTGCAAGTCGCCGAGACCGGCAAGCCCTTCGCCGAGCACAAGACGGTCGTCTCCCTAACCTTCGACCAGACGCGCTTCCGCTCCGAGCACCCCGACGAAGCCGCCAGCTACATGAAGGAGCGGCTGACCCGCCGGTTCCGGGTGCTGACGTGAAGCTGCTGCGCAACCTGCTCCGCGAACTCGCCGACACGGCCTGCCCCTGCGAGGGCCACTGATGACGTCGCCGGCGCGGCCACGGTCCCCGCTCGCGCACGGCACCGGCGAGAGCTGCGCCAGCTGCCGAGACTGCCCCACCTGCGACGGCGGTCGGCGCGAGCCGACCGCCTATCGAGTACTCCGCCCCGCGCCCGGGGTGCACGTCTTGCAGTGCACCGGCTGCGACGGCCGCACCCGCGCCTGCCTCAACCTGCGCACCGACCTCGCCCCGGAGGCCGCCCCGTGCCCCTCGTGATCATCGTCGTCGGCCTGGTCTGCCTGGTGCTGCTCGTCGTTGCGTTGCTGGTCCGAACCCATCGGCTGCCCGGGGCGCACACGATGCCTCGGCAGCTCCTCCACCGGCCGGCACCCGATGCCCCGCAGGCTCCCGGGCCACGGCACCGCGCCGACGACGCACACACCGCCTCCATCGACGCCGGCGAAGTACTCCGCCGGCTGACCGAGGAGGCGGACCAGCGGCACGCCTCGATGCTGCGGCGCGACGAGCGGAAGACCGCGACGCTGCAGCACCCCCGGCCCCGGCCCTACGCGCTCCAGGAGGAGACCCGATGACGTCGCCCGCCACCATCTACACCGTCACCGTCGTCGACGCTGCCGACGACCGCCACGGCGTCCTCGAGGAGATCACCACCCTCGACGACGCCAAGAAGTGGGCGGACAAGGTCCTCGTCTCCCGCTACTTCGGCGTGCCCGACGACCAGCAGCAGGCGCTCGCCGCCCTCGTCGAGCGGATCAACGCGGCGTCGCCGGACGACGCCGGCGAGATCGTCGTCACCGACGTCGTCCTCGGCTGCACCGTCGAGATCCGCACCGGACCGCAGCAGGAGGAGACCCCATGACGATGCTCGGCGCCGAGGAGATCAACCGCCGGTTCGGGTTCCACCCGGCCACCGATCAGACGATCCCGCTGTTCGAGGACAATCGGGCCCGCGCCATCGCCCTTGCTTCCCACTGGGACGAGACGCTGCCCGACGGCCGGGAGAAGGCGCTCGCGCTGACCGCGCTGCAGGAAGCGGTGATGTACGCCAACGCCGCGGTCGCCTGCAACCTCTCGCCACTGGCGGATCCGGCCGGCCGGACGCCGAACCCGCTCACATCGCGGCTGGCCATGCCGATGGTCGACTATCTCGGCCGACCGATTCCCCCGGTTTCGCCGCGATGAGGTACCGGAAGAAGCCGATCCAGATCGAGGCCATGCGCTGGACCGGCACACCGGAGAGCGCGTCCGAGATCATCGACTGGGCGCTCGGCCAGGGCGGCACCATCCGTTTCCACGAAGGCCAGTGGCCCTACGACGACGGCCAGGAGGGCACGCCCGGCCACCCGCCGACGCTCACGGTCGACACCCTCGAGGGAACGATGACGGCCAGCGCCGGCGACTTCGTCATCCGTGGTGTCGCAGGCGAGTTCTACCCGTGCAAGGGATCGATCTTCGAAGCCAGCTACGATCCGGTCGAGAAAGCCTCGTGAGCGAGCACATCGACCGGCCGCAGTGCCCGATTTCCGGCTGCGACCGTCTCTGCTCCCCAGGGTGGACGATCTGCGCCACCCACGGGCTCGAGCTCGGCGACTGGCTCCGCGCCCTCCCCGGTCTCTACGAGCAGCTCGACGCGAACCCGAACCTGCCCTCGCCCAGCGCAGCGCGGGACGGACGCGGCGGCGGCTCACTCAAGTCGATGCGGAACCCTGCCCTGCTCGACGTCATCGTGCTCCGCGACCCCCGGTCGAAAGAACGGTCGGCCTACGACCCGGACGGCAACCGCGGCCGCGGCGTCCAGGAAGTGATCTTCGCCCGTGCCGCCGAGGTGCGCGCCGGCCGCGGCCTCGTCGTCCACGAGGTCCCGCACACGGTGCCGCTCGGCGGCCGCCCGATCGGGCCAGGGATCTGCGAGGGCGTGTGGTGCGACCACGCCTGGTGCGAGCGGTGGACGCTGCGCATGTGGGTCACGCCGCGGCCCACCCTGGCCAGCGAGCACCAGGTCCTCGTCGACGAGCTCGACTGGGTGCGCGGCCAGGACTGGGCTGCCGAGTTCCACGCCGAGCTCGAGGCGCTGGCCGAGCTCCTCGACCGCGGTGTCGTGCACGTCGTCATTGCGGGCCCGCGCTGCCGGGAGCTGATCGACGGGGAGCAGTGCACCGGTCACGTCCACGCCGTCGGCCAGCTCCAGGTCCGCTGCGATCGCTGCAGCAACCTCACGTCGGGCTTCGACGTCCTGCGGCGGTACAGCGCCGCCGCGGTCGCATGAGCCTGCTGTCCCCTCGGGCCCGTCGGTGGGCGGCGCGTCGGGGTGAGCCGGCGGACGACTGCACCCTGCCCTGCCACTGGCCTCCGACCGCCGAACGGCGCCGGGTCGCCGCCGAGCAGGAGCACCCGCGGCTCTGGGTGGGCTTCGATTACCCCGGCTCCTGGTCGTGGATGATCTCCGAGCCCAACGGCTGTCTCCTCGACAGTGGTGTCGCAGAGACGTGGGACGAGGCGATGGCCGTCGGCCTGGCCGCGCTCGAGGTCGCCTCCCTCGCATGAGCTTCCACGAGGTCACCCAGCTCCACGTGCAGGCCGCTCACCGCACGGACGGGCACACCGCGGACGGCGTCCCCGGCGACTGCTACCGCGCCGCGATCGCCAGCTTGCTCGGAGAGCCGGCCGAGACCGTCCCGCACTTCGGCCTCTACCTGTCCTGGTGGGACGAGACGCGCCGCTGGCTGCAGCGTCAGCGCGGGCTCGACCTGGCCTACTTCGAGGCCTCGGACCTATCTGACGACCCGTTCGCCCGGACCTGGGGCCACGATCCACGACTCCCGGTGCTCGTCGGAGGCCGGAGTCCGCGCGGCGACTTCGGCCACGTCGTCGTCGGCCTCCTCGACGGAACCGTTCTGTGGGACCCGCACCCCAGCCGCGCTGGGCTGCGCACGGTCGACGAGTTCTTCGTCGTCGTCATGCCGTACGGGTACCTGCCGGACCGCCTGATGCTGACGGCGTGACACGCCGCGATTCACCCATCCGGGTACTTGTCGGCGGACAAGTCCACCGGTATGGTTGTTCTTGTCCGGGAAACGCCCGGACAGGAAGGAGAGGGGGTGAACATGGACAAGGTCGTGAAGGAGATCGTCAGAGCCCTCGGAGAGCAGGGATTCGACGTCATGGAGACCAAGAACGCCCGCCTGCGGGTCTACCTGGGCTCCGAGTACGTCGGCACCATCCCGATGCGCTTCAAGGGCGGCACCGGTCTCGCGAACGGCTTGGCGCCGCTGAGGCGCGCCGGGTTCATCTGGCCAGTCACCTGACCAGATGAAGTGGAGCCGGGGGCGCACCAACCGCCCCCGGTTCCACCCCGGCTCCATGTTCCCCCAGCTCCGAACCAGCGTCATACGACCACGCCAGGAGCACCCCGATGGACTACAACGCACGCGTCGAGCTCGACTCCCGCGACTTCGACGCGGCCGCCGTCGACGTCCTCATGGACGTCGTCGGCGAGTACGCCGGCACCGTCGCCCGAGCGGTCCACGGCGGCCGCGTCGAGCTCATCTTCACCGTGCCCGCCGACACCATCCGGCAGGCCGTCATCACCGCACTGTCCGTCGTCCTCGCCACCGGCCACCAGGTCTACGCGCTCGAGGTGTTGCCGACCGAGGAGTTCCACCGACGCATCGAGGCCGTCGAGGTGCCGCCGCTGATGTCCGTCCCCCAGGCGGCCGAGGCCCTCGGCGTCTCCCGGCAGCGCGCCCTGCAGCTGGTCAACGCCGGCCAACTGGACGCCGTGAAAGTCGGCGACACATGGGTGATCCCCGAGATCGCCGTCGAGGCCCGCGCACGCGGGCAGCGAGACACCGGCGCCATCGAGGTCGTGAGCTACCCGTGACGCGCCGCCATTCCGCCCTGTCGCAGCTGCGTCGAGCGCTGTACAAGACGCAGCGGGGCATCGGGGACGTGCAGGCCGCCCGGCGCGGCCCCGACGCCCTGGCGAAGCGGGTCGTGCGCCGGCAGGTCACCCGCACCCTGTTCAGGCTCTTCCGGTGACCGACCTGGCTTCGTGGCTGCTCGCACAGATCGAGGCCGACGAGGCGGTGGCGCGGGCGGCAACACCCGGGCCCTGGCGCTACAACCCTGGCAAGGAATGGTTCACCGACCAGGAGAAGTTGGCTCGCGCTCGCGCTGGGAAGTTCACGACGGGCGGTGAGGAATTCGTGGGCGCGGGTCCCGACGACGGCGACAACACCACGACCATCGGGGTCGCTGCCACCGGACCATCTGACAACCCTCAGTCGATGGCCGACGCCGCACACATCGCCCACTGGGACCCGGCCCGTGTCCTCGCCGAATGCGCAGCCAAGCGCGAGATCATCCGACTGCACGAGTCGTGGCCCGTCCTCGTCGAGCAGTCCCCCAAGTTCGAGCAGGGCGACGATCCCTCGACGGTGACCATGCGGCTCACCCAGCAGATCGCATGGCTCACGCAGCAGGAGTACCGCGAGCGGTTCGGCGCCGAGCCTCCCACGACACCGATCCTCCGCGCTCTCGCTCTGCCCTACGCCGACTGGCCCGGGTACCGCGAGGAGTGGCGCCCATGACGGACCGGACGCAGCACGTGATCGACGCGATCGACGGCGCCCTCGGCGACTGGTCGGTCAGCTCCGACGCCATGCGCTGGACGCCCGAGCCAGAGATCCCGTTCGGGCTTGAGCGCCGCCGGCCTGTCGGCTTCCGAGGGGGCCGCGTCCCGCCGCCGATCGTCATCGACGAAACCCACCACTCGACGTCGGAAGCGGTGCAGCTCCCTCGCCGAGAGGGTCGTGGGCTGCTCGCGTTCGGCAACGGCGTCGTGCACCACCTGGTGGGGCCGGACGGGCTCGCGACGTGGCAGGGCGCCTTGCTGAGCGAGATCTTCGGCTCAGCCTTCCGCGAGGCATGCGAGGCGATGGCGCGGCTGTTCCACGCCGTCGAGGAGGCTGCGGCACCGCTGGCGGCCCTGCGTGATCAGCTCGCCGACGACGTCGACGAGGATCCGCGAGCCCGGGCGCTGCGGCTGCGCCGAGAGCGGAACACCGGGCCGTCCCGCGACCTCACCCGGCAACGGCGGCCGCGCCGGCTGTCGTGAGTGTCGCTCAGGTCGGCTCAGAGGTTGGCCTGTACTACGACGCCCCGTTCCTGCTGGCCGCAGGGGACCAACTGGTCACGCCCACCGGCCGGCTGTACGAGATCGAGTCGGTGCGAGTGCAGTCGCGAGGTCGGCACGCTGGTCGGCAGCACCTGCGGGCGACCGTCCTCCCGCCTGACGCCTCCTGTGACGGCACCCGGCACGAGCTGCACTGGTACCGCCGATGAGCCGCGGCCAGCCGCATCCCGAGCCGCGCCGCCTCGACGATGGCCGCTGGCTCGTCACCCGACAGATCGTCGCCCGTCTCGCGCAGCGGCACGTGAACTACATCCGCCGCGAGATCCCGCCTGTCGCCTGCGACGTGCTCACCCGCGCGGTCCTGCTCGACCTCGACCAGGCCGAGCAGATCCTGGCGGACCGGCAGCACGCCCACCCGGAACGGCTGGTGCCTCTGGGACCAGAGTGACCACCACACTCGCTGTGCATTGACGCTCACGCTCCGTCAGTGCACCCTTTCGAGCGCTGGCACACCTGTATTCACAGGGAGCCGCACCGCCTGGGGAAACGCCGCGCGACCCAGGCACCCCGGAGGCACGACCCGCCACGGCGATCGCGACCGAGCAGAGCGCACACACAGACTGCTGCCGAAGCTCGCGCGCCCGCGCGCCCCCGCCTCCGGGGCTCAACTTCCCACCACCGCGACACCGCCCGGCCGGCCTAGGGAAAGCCCGCCGGCCGGGCGACGCGGACCGCCACTGAACGCCGCCGGAGGTCCGCCGTGCTCGCCGTGTTCCGCTGCCTACGCCACCACGTCTGGATGGCGTCCTGCGACACCTGCCGCGCCGCCCACCGGTCGACGTGAGCGCGGCCTGCGCCACCTCCGAACTCCCGGCAACGACCTGGGACGTCGACGTGCGCGGCGGGGAAGGCCGCAAGGCCAAGCGCGCCCGCATCGCCGGCGCGGTCGCCGTCTGCCAGACCTGCCCGCGGCTCACCCCGTGCGGCCAGCTCGCCGACGAACGCCGCGACGTCGGCGTCTGGGGCGGCCGCTACCGCGGCTTCAACGCTGCTCGCCTCCCCCGCGTCAGCCACGACCCCGACGCGTAGAACGGAGGACGCCATGGCCGTCTGCACGCACTGCAAGACCGAACCGGTCGTCCGCCACGTGCAGACCAGCCTGCCGGGCACCAAGGCCGTCGACCTCGCCCTGTGCGACTGCGACTTCGCCCGCTGCCAGGCCGAAGGCGGCTGCGGCAAGCCGCTGCGCAACGTGCCGATGCACGTGCACCGCTGCCCGCACTGCGCCGTCCGGCTCTAGCCGATCGGTGCCTGACCTCGAGGCCTACCGGCGCTCCCTCCAGCCGCACGCCCACGACTGGCAGCCCCTCGGTACCGAGCACGAGTGGTGCCCAGGCTGCGGCCTCGTGCGCCCGCGCTGTCCAGATCTGGACAGCTGACTCTGGCAGGAGAGCCGTGCCATCGCGACGTGTCTGCACCAGGCCAGGCTGCCCACGCCTCACCGACAGCGGACGCTGCCCCGACTGCCAGCGACAGGCCGACCGCGACCGTGGCACCGCCACCGAGCGCGGCTACAACAGCGCCGGCCACCGGCACTTCCGCACTGACGTGCTCGACCGCGACCCGATCTGCGTGCTGTGCGAGCTCGCCGCGTCCACCGTCGCCGACCACTGGCCGCTGTCCCGGCGAGAGCTGATCACGAGCGGCCGCAACCCCGATGACCCGCGCTTCGGCCGCGGCCTGTGCAAGCGCTGCCACGACCGCGAGACCTCGAGCAACCAGCCCGGCGGCTGGAACGAACGCTGACCGGTCACCCACCGTGACCAAGGCATGGGGGGTGCCCCCCTCGCGCCGTCGCGGCCTGGACCGCCGGGGAGGGCTCTCCCACCCGCGGAGGGTTCAAACATTCGCGGGTCAAGATCATCAGTCACCTTCTGTGACCGCCGGCTGGGGCCGCGGGGGAGGCGGTGACCGGCGATGGGGCGTGGGGGAGCGCGGAACCGGTCCGGTCCGGCGGCGGATCCGAGGTCGGGACGCTCCGACGCCCGCGGCTACTCGCTGAAGGCTCTGCCGGCGGAGGGCTACGACGGCGAGATCCCCGACTTCCCGCTGCCTGCGGCGATCGACGACGAGATCTCGATCCGGGAGACCCAGGTCTGGGCGGCCGCGTGGCGCACCCCGCAGGCCTGCGCGTGGTCACTGCCATCCGAGCGCTGGCGGATCCCGAGCGTCGCGATGTGGGTTCGGGTCAAGGTCCGCTGCGAGAGCACTGAGGCCGGCGCCGCGCTGTACGGGCAGCTGCACCGCTTCGCCGACCAGATCGGCATGACGACGGCCGGCCTGGCCGAGATGGGCTGGCAGGTCGCGGTCGACGAGATCGGCGCGCGCCGGGCCTCTCGCCCGGCCACGGAGACGCCCGAGGCTGAGGCCGCGGCCGAACCCCAGGTGCGGCGGCCGCGGCGGCTGCGGTGATCAGCGATCACGTCGGCAAGGTCGACTTCCCCACGCTCGGCGACCTGATCGACGGCTGGCTCGAGCAGCACTGCCGGGTCCCCGACGGGTTCGACCGCGGCAAGCCGTTCCACCAGTACGACTGGCAGTTCTGGTGCACCGCGAACCACTACCGGATCCGCGAGGACGCGAAGTGGATCCCCGAGCGCCCGCTGCTCAACCAGGCGTTCGTCTACCGGCGCTCGCAGGTGGTCGCGCCACAGAAGACCGGCAAGGGACCGTGGACCGCTGGCCTCGTGACGGCCGAAGCGGTCGGCCCGACGGTCTTCGGCGGCTGGGCGCGCGCCGGGGATGTCTACGACTGCGAGGACTTCGGCTGCCCCTGCGGCTGGGCCTACGAGTACGAGGTCGGCGAGCCCACGGGCATCCGGCAGCCGTCCCCGCTGATCCAGCTCACGGCGACGTCCGAGGACCAGGTCGACAACATCTACCGGCCCCTGACGGCGATGATCCGCATGGGCCCCCTGGCCGAGCTGCTCAGCGTCCGCGAGGGCTTCATCCGCGTGCTCGGCGGCAGTGACGACCCCGACCTGGACCGCATCGACAAGGTCACCGCCTCGGCCAACAGCCGGCTCGGCAACCCGATCAGCGCGGCGTTCCAGGACGAAACCGGGCTCTACACGAAGGCCAACAAGATGCGCCGGGTCGCCGAGACCCAGCGCCGCGGCGCTGCCGGCATGGGCGGGCGCACGCTGGAGACCACCAACGCCTGGGACCCGTCTGAGGAGTCGGTCGCTCAGACCACCTACGAGACGGCGTCCACCGACGTCTTCCGGTACTTCCGCCAGCCACCGCCGAAGCTGAAGTACTCGGTCAAGGCCGAGCGACGCAGGATCCACGCCTACGTCTACGAGGGCTCCGAGCACGTGAACCTCGACTCGATCGAGGGCGAGGCCAGCGAGCTCGCAGCGACCGACCCTGCGCAGGCCGAGCGGTTCTTCGGCAACCGGATCGTCGCCGGCGGCGGCTCCTGGCTGCCCGACGGCCTGTGGGACAGCCGGAGGGCCGACCGTGTCGCAGCTGCCTGAGCCCGAAGCCGGGACCAGCGTCTGCGGCGGCTTCGACGGGTCGGAGAACGACGACCACACGGCGATCAAGCTGGAAACCCAGGCCGGCTACCTGTTCACCCCCCGGTACGGCCCGGACCGCCGACCGACGATCTGGAACCCCGCCGAGTGGGACGGGAAGATCCCGCGCGGCGAGGTCCGGGCCGCCTGGGACGAGCTGTCGACCCGATACGAGCTGCGCCGCGTCTACTGCGACCCCGGCTTCCACGACGAGAAGTCGTGGGAGTCCGAGATCGAGGACTGGGCGACGAAGTTCGGCGACGAGGTGTTCGTGCCGTGGCCGACCAACCAGCTGGCCCGCATGTACCCAGCGATCCGACGCTTCGAGGCCGACCTGGGCTCGCTGATCACGCACGACGGCTGCCCGACCACGGCCACGCACGTCCGCAACGCCCGCAAGATCGCCCGCGGCGAGCGGTACGCGCTCGGCAAGCCCGCGCAGCACCAAAAGATCGACGTCGCCGTCACCTCGGTGATCTGCCACGAGGCCGCCTCGGACGAGCGCGCCGCCGGCTGGCTCCCCCGCGCGGAACCCGCATACGTCTACTTCCGCTGACCTGAGGAGGCCCGTGAACGCCGACCAGGCCCTCTCCACCGTCAAGCGGCTGTACGACAAGCTGACCAGCCGCCGCTCCGAGATCGAGAAGTTCGAGTCCTACCACCGCGGTGAGCACCCGCTGGCCTACGCATCCGAGGAGTGGAAGGCCGATCACGCCCGCCGCTACCGAGGCTTCTCCGACAACTGGTGCGGCATCGTCGGCGGGGCGTCAGCAGAGCGCACCAAGCTCACCGGGATCCGCCTCGGCGACGACGACCAGGTCCAGGACCCCGCGGAGAAGGCGCTCTGGCGGGACTGGATGGTCAACGAGCTGCCCACCAAGTCGAGCCAGGGCTTCCTGACCGCCTCGATCGCCCGCCGCTCGGCCGCGATCGTCTGGGGCGACGACGAGGACAGCCCGGTCGTCACCTGGGAGCACCCCTCGCACGTCATCGTCGACTACGAGCCGGGGACCGGGCTCCCCCGCTACGCGCTGAAGAGCTGGTGCGACGGCGACTACGAGTTCGCCACCCTGTACACCCCCGACTTCCTCTGGAAGTTCCGCCGGCTGACCACGACGCAGGTCGTCAACGGGCAGACCTCCTCCGGCCTGGTGGTGATCGGCAGCGTCCAGCTCGACACCGGCGGCTGGTCGTCCTACCAGCCGGCGAGCGACGACACCTGGCCGTTGGACAACCCGCTCGGCGAGCTCAACGTCCTCGAGTTCCGACACAAGCCGCCGCTGAAGGGCGAGCCGCTGTCGCGGATCTCCGGCACGGTCGCCATGCAGGACTTCATCAACCTGATGTGGGCCTACCTGGCGGTGGCCGCCGACTACGCGTCGATGCCGGCCCGGGTCATCCTGGGCTCCGAGGCGCCGAAGATGCCGATCCTCAACGCCCAGGGCGTGAAGATCGGTGAGAAGCCGGTCGACATGGACAAGCTGGCCGCCGGCCGGCTGCTGTACCTGACCGGGGCGAAGCCCGAGATCGACTCCTGGGACGCGGCGAGCCTCGACCCGTTCACCAACGTGATCAACGTGGCGGTCAAGCACATCGCCAGCCAGACGAAGACGCCGATCCACTACATCGTCGGCGACCTCGGCAACGTCAACGGCGAGACCCTGAAGGCCACGGAGATCCCGCTGGCCAACGACGTCCGCGAGGACCACGAGTTCTACGGGTCGCCGGCCCGCAGACTGTTCCGGCTCATGGCCCTCGCGCGCGGCGAGAACAAGGTCGCCGACGCCTGCCGCACCGCGGTGCTGCAGTGGCACAACCCCGAGACGGCATCGGAGGCCCAGACCTCCGACGCCGCGCTGAAGGACCGCCAGGTCGGCTTCCCGCTGGAGTGGGTCGCCCAGGAGCGGTACGGGCTCTCTCAGAGCCAGGTCGCGCGGCTCATGACCATGATCGCCAACGACCCGGCCGGCGCCGGCCTCCTCAACCGGGTCCCGGCGATCGACGTCGGTGGGGGAGCGGATCACAGTGCCGATCCCCTCGGCGGCGGCTGAGTTCTCGCTGGCCACGCGCCGGCGCATGTTGGCGATGCTGCTGGCGGCCCGCAACGCCTGGTCGACCGTGCCGCCGAACAACATCGTCGGCGGTTGGGCGGCGATCGCCACGCAACTGACCGCCCAGCTGGCAGCCGTACAGATCGCGGCCGCGCGCGACGGCGCCGACTACGTGCCGGCCATGCTCGAGCAGCTCGGCATCGGCTCGGAAGCGCTCGGGACGGTGGTGCCGAGCGCGTTGGCGATCGGCTCGTCGGGGATGGACCTCGCGACCGTTCTGGGCAGCGTGCCGCTGCGCGCCCTGCACGTCGCCTCCGACTACGGACCGATCGACGGCCTCACGGCCGGCGGCAGCCTGCTCGACGGCATCGTCATGACGCAGGTCGCTGACGCCGCCCGGGTGTCGGCGTCGGTCCGGACCGCGGCCAGTCCCCGCGTCGGCGGCTACATCCGCCAGTGCGCGCCGGGAGCGTGCTCCCGCTGCCTCGTACTGGCCGGCCGCTGGTACCGCTGGTCGTCCGGGTTCGAGCGGCATCCCCGCTGCCAGTGCGTGAACGTCCCGGTAGGGCAGTCCGCAGGCAAGGGCATGGTCACCGACGTCGACGACGCGTTCCGGTCGATGTCCCGCGCCGCGCAGGACCGCACCTTCACCCGGGCCGGGGCGGAAGCCATCCGGGACGGCGCCGACATCAACCAGGTGGTCAACGCCCGCCGCGCCGGCGGGGTCTACGTCGCCGGCGCGGGGCTGAAGGCCACCACCGAAGGCACCACCCGGTCCGGGCTCGCCGGTGCGCTGCTGCGCGGCCGCGCCCGGCTGATGCCCGAGGCCATCTACGCGCTGGCCACCGACCGCGAGGACGCCATCCGCCTCCTCCGGCTCTACGGCTACCTCCGCTGACCCCCGCCGGCCCGCACAGGGCCCGCGACGACCTCTCGCAAGGAGAGACCGTGTCCCACCGCATCATCGCCACCCTGGCCGACGCCGAAGGGCTCGCCGCCGACTTCCTCGCCGCCCGCCGCGCCTGGGCCGGAGGCCTCGACCTCCGCATGGACGCCGGCGAAGGGGAGCCCGGGGAAGGGGAGCCCGGGGAAGGGGAGCCCGGGGAAGGGGAGCCCGGGGAAGGGGAGCCCGGCGAGGGCGAGGGTGACCTCGGCGACGCCGGCAAGAAGGCCCTCGACGCCATGAAGGCGAAGTGGCGGGCCGAGCGCGACAAGGCCAAGGACCTCGCCACCAAGCTCGCCGACGCCACCAAGCCCAAGGACGACGGCGACGGCGCGCCCGACCTCGAGGCGCTGCGCAAGCAGGCCCGCGACGAGGCCAATGCCGGAGCTCTGCGCGAGCGGGCGATGGACAAGATCGAGGCGAAGGCCGCGCGGCTGTTCTCCAACCCGGAGGACGCCCGCCTGTTCCTCGCCGACAAGCTCGACGACTTCCTCGACGACGGCAAGGTCGACGTCGAGGCGATCACGGACGCGCTCAAGGAGCTCCTGGAGGCGCGTCCGTACCTCGGGGTCACGCAAGGTGAGTCCAAGAAGAAGTTCCAGGGCGGCGCCGACCAGGGCGACCGGGGCGATGCGGGCAAGCCGCAGCTGGCCCGGGCCGACGTCGAGCGCCTCGCCCGTGAAGGCAAGCACGCCGAGATCGAGAAGGCCCGCACCGATGGCCGGCTCAACAAGCTGCTCGGCATCTCCTGATCTGACCCCCTCCCGACCCAGCCCGCACGCGCCGCGTGCCGGGCTCGTCGGCATGCCCTGAGAAAGGACGACCGCCACCATGTCGATCGCCAACTTCATCCCCGAGGTCTGGGCCGCCCAGGTCCTCTCCGTCCTCTACAAGAACCTCGTCTACGCGGGCACGCCGTGCGTCAACCGCGACTACGAGGGCGAGATCTCCGCCTTCGGCGACACCGTGCACATCGTCTCGGTGGGCGCCCCGACGATCGTCGACTACGCCAAGGACACCGACCTCAACGTCGAGACCCTGAACGACAGCGAGCAGCTGCTCCTGATCGACCAGGCCAAGGCCTTCGCCTTCGAGATCGACGACATCGACATGCGCCAGTCCCGCTCCGGCGGCGCGCTGATGACCGACGCCGCGAACCAGGCCGCGTTCGGTCTGCGGGACAAGGCCGACCAGTACGTGGCCGCCAAGATGGTCGCAGCCGCGGGCAACGCCCTCGGCGTGGTCGACGCGACGACCGCCAGCAACGTCTACGACCGGCTGCTCGTGCCGTCGAAGGTGAAGCTGGACCAGGCCAACGTGCCCACCAACGGCCGGTTCACGGTCATCGACCCGGCCACGCACGGCCAGCTGCTCCTCGACAGCCGGTTCATCAAGGTGAACGAGTCGGGCGACGACAGCGGACTGCGCAACGGCCTCGTCGGCCGGGCCGCGGGCTTCAACATCCTGCTGTCGAACAACGCCCCCCAGGCCAACCGCTCGGGCCTGACCGCGACCACCACGACCGGCTCGAAGAACATCGTGGCCGCGGCCGGGACGTTCAACCAGGGCGACGTCGGGCTGACGATCGCCGGCACCGGTGTCGGCGCCGCCAACAAGGTCGCCTCCGTGTCCGCGGACGGGAGCACCGCCGTCACGACGGTCAACTCCTCGGCGTCGGCCACGGTGGCCGACATCGCCCTGTCCGGCGGTGGCCAGGTGGCCGTCTCCGGTTCGGCGATCGCCACCTCCTACGCCGAGCAGATCAGCAAGGTCGAGGCGTTCCGGCCGCAGAAGCGGTTCGCCGACGCCCTCAAGGGCCTGCACCTGTACGGCGGCAAGGTCGTGCGCCCGACGGGGCTCGTCACCGCCTCCGTCAAGGTCTCCTGACCCAGCTCCACCTCACTGAGCTGACGCGACTGAGCAGAGCGCCAGCAAGGACCTGAAAGGAGGTCGGCCACCGTGGCTGAACCATTCGCGACGGTGGCCGACCTCTCGGCCCGCAGCATCACCTTCACCGACCCCGTTCTCGCCGCCGAGCTGTGCGAGGAGGCCTCGGACTTCCTCCGCGACGAGATCGGCTGGCAGGTCTATCCGGCCGCCGAGATCACCATCGCCCACCGCCGCGGCCTCGATCAGGGCCACGAGGTGCACCTGCCCGGGACACCGATCCGGGGCATCTCCCAGGTGGCCATCGACGGCGTTGTCATCGACCCGGCCCGCTGGGAGCTCGTCGACAACGTCCTGATCTTCGGCATCTGGCGCCTCGAGCCCTACTGGCAGCTGCGGCGCCCCGAGGCCAGCATCATCGAGGTCACCTACACCGTCGGCTACGACAGCCCACCGTCGGAGCTGATGCGGTGGACCCGCGTCCTCGTCGCCGACGCCCTCGCCCGGATCGCCGACGGCCTGCCGATCGGCGCGACCCCGGCCGCCCTGGGCGTCGACGACTTCAAGGTCCAGTTCTCCGCGCAGCAGCAGGCCGGTGAGCTACCCATCCCCCAGCGGGTGCTCGAGCGACTGCGGGCCCGCTACGGCTCGACCGCGTTCGTGACGTCATGAGCGCGTCCGCCGCCGCCACGATGGGCCGGCGGAGGGCCGAGGCGCAGATGACCTCGACCCTCCGCTACTTCACCCTCGGCGACCCGACCACCGCAGCCGACGGCACCGTGACCTATCCCGAGGTCGACCCCGTCCGCTGTGAAGGCCGGGTGCGGCCGGCCACGATGCGCGACTTCCCCACTGAGGTCGTCGGCGAGGAGCTCTTCGCCTCCAACTACGTGGTCGCGGTGCCGTTCGGCCAGACGCCCGTGCCGCAGGTCAAGCAGCACGTCGTCATCGAGTCCTCGCCCGACCCGGCGCTCGTCGGTGCCGAGCTGCAGATCCGCCAGGTGTCCATCGGCGACAACCTCACCGCACGCCGGATGCTCGGCTACAAGGTCAGCTGAGGAGGGCACTCGTGGAGACCACCCTGACCGGCCTGGCCGCCGCCCTCGCGGCCGCCGCCGCGGCCGCCCCGATAGAGGCCGCGGCTGTGGTCGCCAAGGGCCTGCTGAACATCAAGAACGGCGCCCGCCGCAACGCCCAGGCGTCGTCCGGGACACACGCCAAGGCCTACCCGGGCACCATCACCTACGACCCCGACCCCGACCTCCTGGGCGGCGAAGTCGGCCCGGAACGCCGTGGCCAGGGACACCTCGGCCCGATCCTGGAGTACGGGTCGGTGAACAACGCGCCGCACCGCGACCTCGGCCGGGCGCTCGACGACGAAGAGCCCCGCTTCATCGACGCCGCCGCAGCGATCGGCTCGAAGTGGCTGTGACCGACGCGGTCAAGGCGGCGATCATCGACGCCGGCATCGCCGCCGAGATCGGCGGCCGGCCGAAGGACACCGGCAGCAAGCCGTTCGTCTCGATCTGGCCCGACGGGCCGGTCCGCACCGCCGCAAAGCTCAACGACCCGCTCGGCACCGAGACCACCGTGCTGATCTGCCACTGTGCTGGCCTCACCCCCGAGGCCGCCAGGATCGCCGAGCAGGCGCTGTTCCAGGCGGTGATCGGCCTGTACCGGCAGACCATCGACGGCCGGGTCGTGGACCGCATGCCGGTGCAGGACTGGGCGCACAGCGGCGCGATCTCCCCGTCGGGAGGGCTCTCCCGCGACGACCACGTCTCTCCGGCCCTGTTCGACCTGCCCGCCGAGTGGCGGATCCGCACCAGCCCCGCCTGACCACTCGTCCGACTCGGCAGCGGGGGAGGGGGAGCACGCGCGGTGTTCGTGACCCTCGTACTCGTGTGCGGGCCCGGACTCGGCGAGCCCCTGGCCTCCTTGCACGCCACCCGAGCCGGAGCCCGGGCCCACCTGGGCGAGCGCGCCGAGCAGCTGCTCGTCGACCGCCAGGGCTACGTGCCCACCCGGCTGCAGCGGTCCACACCCTCGGTCACCGAACTCGTCGACGCCCTCGCCGGCATCGGCCTCACCGCCACGGTCGAAGACCTTCCCGTCGCGCCTTGAGCGTTCGCTCAACCACTCAGATCTGAGCGGTTGAGCGCCCCATCCATCGGCCGGACACACGCATCGCCGCAGGCCAGCGACCGGGCGCGGAATGCGCCGCCAATGCGCCGGCCCTCCGCCATGCCCGAGAGGAACGACCAATGCCCGACGACACGAACACCCCCGCCGAGGTCCAGCAGCCGATCGAAGCCCTCCGGGCCGCTGCAGAGGACGCACGGCAGCAGAGCACCGACCTCGCGGCCGCCGTCGAGGCGGTGACCGCCGACGTTCGGGTCCGCAATGGGCAGACCGGCGCCGAGCGCACCGTCGGCGCGGCCGCGGTGCCCTTCTTCACGAACCAGGGCTACGAGCTCGTCGACGAGCCCGGAGCCGCTCCCGAGACGCCTGGCCGACACGAAGGCAACTGAGCCGGCAAACGCAGCCACGACCCCGGCGCGAGCACCACTCCCCCACCCCCACCAGCAAGGAGAACTGAGCCATGGCCGACTACGGCTTCGACGGCATGATCAAGGTCGCATTCGTGCCGACCATCGCGGTCGTCACCGCCCCCACCGTCGCCGAACTGACCGCCGGCGTCGCGCTCGACGGGCGACTGACCCCCGACGGCCTCGACACTGCCGCCGCCACCGCCAGCATCGACAACTCGAAGCTGAACTCGACGGCGAACTCGGCGATCATCGGCCGCGACAGCTACACGCTGAGCGTGAAGTACGTCCGCGGCAGCGATGTCGCGGCCACCGCCGTCCAGGCCGCCCTCGTCCGGGGTGCCAGCGGGTTCCTCGCGGTGCGCCGCGACAAGCTGGCGTCCGTCGCGTGGACCGCGGCCGACAAGGTCGAGCTGTACCCGGTGATGTGCCAGCGGCCCAACCCGGACAAGCCGGCCCCGAACGCGCTGCAGGCCGTGACCGTGGGCATGGAGATGACCGACGGCACCCAGGTTCACGGCGTCGACAACCCGGTCACCGTCGCCGCCTGATGACCGTCGACATCGAGAGCGTCCTCGGCGACCTCGAGCAGCCCGAGCACACCGTCCGGATCTGCCTCAAGGGCAAGCTGGTCGGCGAGCACCAGGACCTCGAGCGCCGCCTCGGCGAGGCCAACAAGGCGAGCATCGGCACCATGGGCGGCCGCGCCGAGTCCGCGGAGATCGCCGCGCGGATCCGTGACGTCGAGGCCGCGATGGAGGCCGCCAGCGTCACGTTCCGGGTGCGCGGCATCTCCTACTTCGAGCGCGAGGAGTGGCTGAAGGCCCACCCGTCGCGCGAGGGACACGAGGAGCGGTTCAACCCGATCACGGGCGCCCCGGCGCTGATCGCGGCCTGCCTCGTCGAGCCGACTGCGACGGTCGAGCAGGCGCGGCGGCTGATGGAGAAGGCCGGCACCGGTCAGGCCGACCGCCTGTTCGGCGAGTGCCTGCAGGCGATCGGGGAGGACGGAGCTGTCCCTTTCTCCTTCGCCGCCTCCGCAACTCTCCACGCGCTCGAGCAGAAGCCCGAGTAGCCCGGGCCCACGGCCTGCCCCGCACGATCGTGCTGGGCAGGCCGTGGCCGGCAGCCGGTAAGCCCCTGTTCACGCAGGAGGACACCGACTACGCGCTGGCTCTCGATGAGCTGGAGCAGGCGGAGGCGGCGGAAAGGTGTCCGTCCTGCGGGCTACCGGTCACTG